TAATAAACCTAAACGTACTCCTAGTCATCCTAAAAAGTCTCATGTAGTTGTTGCTAAAGAAGGAGACAAAGTAAAAACTATTAGATTTGGTGAACAAGGAGCATCGACTGCAGGTAAACCTAAAGCTGGAGAGTCTGCACGAATGAAAGCTAAACGTAAGTCTTTTAAAGCTAGACATGGTAGAAATATAGCTAAGGGTAAAATGTCGGCAGCTTATTGGGCTGATAAGGTTAAGTGGTAATGAGTTTAGTAGAAAACATTAATAAACGTAAAAAAGCAGGAAAGTCCAGAAGTAAAAAGAATAGTACTATAAGTCCTAAAGCTTATAAAGCTATGAAAAATAACTGGGGTAAAAAGAAAAAAGCATGATTAAAAAGTCTTTTGGTAAAGTATTAACAGGAACACTTCAAGATGTATATGAAGTACCTACAACAAAAACTACTCAATGGGTATTGTTATATATTACTAATACATCAGGGTCTAATGGGACAGTAGATGTTAATTTTTATGATGCTTCTGAAACTGCAACATTACCTGTACTATCTGGGTATACTATATCTGCTAAACAATTTTTCCAGATAGGTGAAGACTATAATTCATTTATTAAAATGGAAGCAGGGGATAAAATAACAGCTTCTTCTACACAAACAATGACATTGTTAATGTCTGTAATTGAAGAAGACATTACAGTACAAGGTGGATGATTCTCCTTGTACAGGTGTCTGCCGTATAGTAGACACAACAGGGGGAGAGCCTAGATGTATTAGTTGCTATCGTACTTATGAAGACTTAGATCAATGGTTGGTTATGTCTAGAGAAGAAAGAGTACGAAGAACTCAACAATTACAGCTAGAACGCTTGACAAATTAATAAAATTGTGCTATAATGTTAATATAATTAATAGGAATTAAAAATGACTTATTTAGAAGTAGTTAATAAAGTTTTAGTAAGACTAAGAGAAAATGAAGTAGGATCTCTTACAGAAACTTCTTACTCTAAACTTGTTGCTGAATTAGTTAATGTAGTTAAACGAGAAATAGAAAACTCTTGGAATTGGCATTGTTTAAGAGAAACTCTTACTGCTACTACTGCAGATGGTTTATTTAACTATGTGTTGTTTGGAGCAGGAACTACTTCTCGTATACTAAATGTATACAATGATACTGAAGACATACAAATGCACCCACGTTCAGGTGAGTGGTTTGACCAACAAATGCGAATGGTAGACACTACTGAAAAAGATGCTCCAATGTATTACAATATTAATGGTGTATCTCAATATGGTGATATGCAAATGGATTTTTATCCTGTTCCTGATGGTGTATATAATATACGTATTAACATTGCTAAACAACAAGACTACTTAACTGAAGCTACAGAAAGAGTTTTAATTGATCCTCATTTATTAATTGAAGGAGTGTTAGCCAGAGCTGTAGCAGAACGAGGTGAAGATGGTGGCATGCCAGATCAAGAGTTCCGTTATAGAGCTATGTTGTCTGATTTAATTTCGATTGAAGCAGGACATAGACCTTTTGAAACAATTTGGTCAGCTAACTAATGCCTACCGCACCATTACAGACACTAACTGTAGCTGCTCCTGGTTTTCTTGGATTAAATACCCAAGACTCTGGAGTTAATTTAGAAAGTGGCTATGCTACTATTGCTACTAATTGTGTTATAGATAAGTTTGGTAGGCTTGGTGCTAGAAAAGGTTGGGACTTACAAACTACTTCAACTCCTTTAAGTACTGATGCTTATATAGAATCTATCTTTGAGTTTAAAGATGTTGATAGTACTGTTACTTTTTTATCAGGTGGTGATGGTAAATTATTTAAAGGAACAACTACTCAAACTCAAGTACAAGTTTATTTAACTGATGAAACAACTCCAGTCGCTACGTTTTTTACAGGAAATCGTTGGCAGTTTCAAAGTTTATTAGAAGGTACTGGAGAGACAGCTAGGTCTTATGCTATAGCAACTCAAAAAAATAACACAGCTTTAGTTTATAGAAGATCAGGACCAAGCTATACAGGACCATATATTTTCCAACGAATTGGAACAGACTATGGTAATAAACCAACAGGAGTAACATCATTTGATCCTGATTGTTGTTTAAGTGCTTTTGGTAGAATTTGGGTAGCTGGTTTAAATAGTAATCCTTCTACAATTTATTTTAGTAAGATGAATGAACCTGCTAACTTTAGTGATTCAGGTTCTGGTGTACTAGATATTAGTACTGTTGTTGGGGGCAATGATTCTATTGTTGCTTTAGCACAACATAATAACTATTTAATTATCTTTTGTACACATCATATTGTTGTATATTCAGGAGCTATTTCTCCTGCATCAATGCAATTAGCAGATGTTATTGTAGGCATTGGATGTATAGCTAGGGACTCTGTACAAGCGACTGGTACTGATTTAATCTTTTTATCTCGTAGTGGGGTTAGAAGTTTAAATAGAACAATACAAGAAAAGTCTTTACCAATGAGAGAATTATCTCTTAACATTAAAGATGATTTATCAAGTTATCTTGCAGTAGAAACACTTACTAATATACGAAGTGTTTATTATGAAGATGATGCGTTTTATTTAATTACCTTTCCAGGTTCTCGTATTATGGTTTACTTTGATTTACGAGTACCATTACCAAATGGAGCAGCTAGAGCTACCACTTGGAAAACAGACGATGGTACATTATTTAAAGCCTTTTGTAATACAGAAACTAGGGAATTACTATTAGGTGTTCCTAATGGTATAGCTAAATATTCAGGATACTTAGATAATACTGCTACTTATGATTTTGAATATTATACTGCTGCTTCTGATATGGGACAACCCACATCAAATAAACTGTTAAAAAAAGCAGAGTTACTGATTATTGGCAGTGGTGAACAAGACTTTACCTTTAAGTGGGGATATGATTATACACTTAATTTAAGCTCTCAAGTAATTAATAGAACTTTTGGTGTTACTACTTTGTCTCGTTATAACATGATATATAAATATAATCTAGATAAATATAACACAGTAGGACTTGGTGTTCAACCAATTAAAATTCCTTTAGGGGGTTCAGGTAAAGTTATACAATTTGGACTTGAATCAACTATTAATGGTGAACCTTTAAGTATTCAAAAAATAGATGTATATCTTAAAACAGGGAAAATGATATAATGACAGCATATACTAAATCAACAAACTTTTTAGCAAAAGACTCATTACCAGATTCTGATCCAGGTAAAATTATTAAAGGTAGTGAGTTTGAAACTGAGTTTAGTAACCTACAGACAGCAGTTAATAGTAAAGTAAATGCGATTTCAGGTGTATTTTCAGGTACTCCTATAGCACCTACTGCAACGCCAGGCAATAGTTCAACTCAAATAGCTACTACTGCTTTTGTTACAACAGCAGTATATAATGCTACTTATACTTATAGTACTATGGCTAGTCAAGCTGCTAATGCTGTAGCAATTACAGGTGGTAATGTTACGGGTATGACAGCTTTAACAGGCACAACAGTAACTGCTTCTACTACATTAGCTATTGGAGCTGATTGGACTGTAGTGCAGACAAGTACTGATTTAATATTTAAATATAGTGGTGTTAGTAAAATGAAGCTAGACGCAAGTGGCAACATAACTGTTGTTGGTGATATAACTGCATTTGGAACTATTTAATGGCTACTTCTTCTGGAACAATTAGTTTTTCTCAAATACAATCTGAACTAGGTGGAAGTAATCCAATTAGTTTAAGTGAGTATTACAAAGGAACTACAATTATTCCTATAAATGTAGGGGGAGCTGCTACTATACCAGCATCAGGTACAATAGATGCGTCTGACTTACGAAGTAAACCTGTTACATTATCTTATACTCAAGGAACAAGTCCTTTAGTAACTACTACTGGTAACCCTTCAAATAACCCAAGTTTAAATTTGTCTAATTATTTAACAAGTAAAGAAAAACAAGCAGGACAAACTTTTATTATTGTGACTTTACCAAACTCAGGAAGTAATTTTGCATACCCTAGTGATTTTGTAACTACTTTTACTTATGGCACAGCAGCTACATTTACTTCACCTAGTGTAGGGAATAAGTCTACATTTAGACGAATTAGATATGATGGTGTTAATACTATAGATTTTCAATGTTATTATTCAGGTAAACAAACTGACTATAGAAATAGTGGGTGTTACTTAAAAGAGTTACGTTACGAGTAATGCAAGATAAAGATGTACAACGATTTTTAGAAAAGTCTAGAAGTGAGTATTTAGATACAACAAATTTAATAGAAAATGAACATGGGTTTATGAGCTGGAAAATAGATGGTGATAAGTTTGTATGTATTAATGTCTATGGTAATGGTAAGTATTGGGATAGTTTTATGAATGAGTTAGCAAAGCAGTTTAACTGTAAAACTATATTAGGGGGAACTACTCGTAAAAGTTACAAAGCATTTGTAAAGAAATATAATTTTAAACTAGTAGGCTATATATTTGAAAAAGAGGTAATCTAATGGGATCACTAATAGGAAGTATAACAGGAACAACTAAGGCAGCTAAAAGGGCAGCAGAAGA